AACGGCAGACGAGCAGAAGGCGTTTTTCAAAAGATTGCGAGGTGAGTAATGGCAAGCGCAGGAACGGTAACACTAGAACTTGATGCTAACTCCGTCAAGCTCATTCGCGAACTTCAAAAGGCGCAAAAACAGACTAAAACTTCTGCAACGTCAATGGGCAAAAGCATGAAGTCTGCCATGCTCGACATGCAAAAGCAGGCGATGGCATCAGCGAAAGCGGTTGGTCTTTTGGCTGCCGCAGTTGTTGCATCTGCTGGCGCTATGATTAGAGCGCAATCCCAGCAAATCGACAAACTTGCCAAAACTTCTGACGCGCTCGGTATTCAGCAAGAAAAACTGCAAGCACTTCAGCTGGTTTCGGAATTAACTGGCGTAAGCTCGGAAGAACTGACAAAAAACCTTACATTCATGCAGCGCAGACTAGGCGAGGTTGCCCGCAAAGGTGGCGAGGCTGAAAAGGCGCTAAAAAATATTGGCGTGCCAATTGAGGATATTATTGCGCTCAAGCCAGATGAGCAACTAGAAATGCTCGCAAAGGCTTTAGGCGGTGTAGAAAATCAAGCGGTCAAGGCGTCAATCGCAAACGACTTGTTTGGGCGTAACGGTGTAGCAATGCTGAAAATGCTTGACCAGTTACAATCCGAAGGGTTAAGCCCAACAATAGAAATGCTGGAAAAAATGGGCGGCTCATTATCTCGCGTTGATTCTGCAAGAGTCGAGCAGATGAACGATGCATTTACAATCGCACAAGCCAAATCACGCGCATTTGCACAACAGCTAACCGTTGGCGTTAGCTCTGGTATTGCCGCAATCTTGACCATGTATAACGAAGCAGAATCAGGGCTAGAAGGCACACAAAGCAAAGTTGAGAACTTGTTTGATGAAATGGTTCTGGGCGCTATCAATGCAACCACTTTAATTGGCCCAGCATTTGACACGATAAAAGACGGTTTCGAGTCAATATGGAACGGCTTTAGAAGCATGCCAACATGGGTGCAAGAGCTGGGCATATTTGGCGCTATCTTGTTTGGCAAAAAAGGTATGGTTGCAATTGCCGCAACTTCTTTTATTAAAGACCAGTATGACCAAATTGAAGCCGAACTAAGAAAAACATTTGGCGAAGATGTAATGGGAGCCGTTGCCCCTGCAAGTGATGTTTCGCTGGCTGAATTAGTCTTTGGCCGCGAGTCAGAAAGCAAGCAGGATTGGGCAAAGTGGGGCGAGCAACAAATTGAAAGCTACTTAAAAGCCAAACAAAAGCTAAACCAAAGCGCAAGAGAAACTGGCGAAGCCGTTATAAAGCCGCCGTCAGTTATGGCGGATATTCCAGACTTCAAAGCGCAAGAAGATGCGGCTAGAAAGGTTCAATCAATTGTTTCATCCACGCGCACTCAAATCGAAGTGTTGAAAGACCAAATGCAAACAGTCAGAGACGCTATCAAGCAGGGCATTACAGCCCCGTTTGAGGAGATGGGATTGACTGGTGACGAGGTGTTATCAAGGCTGCAAGAAAAACTAAAGAAGCTAGAAGAAGATGGCGCAAAAAACTTTATCGACTTGGCGGAAATGGGCAAGGAAGCAGCTCGCGGAATACACAGCGGGTTTGTGGATTTCCTTATGAATCCGTTTGAAGATGGGCTGAAGGGAATGTTAAAATCATTCCTCAAGATGCTGCAACAGATGATCGCAAACGTAGCCGCAGCCGAGATATTAAAGAACCTATTTGGCGGCATGGCTGGCTCAAGCAACTCATTTATATCATCGCTAGGTAATGCCTTTGGCGGTGTTCGGGATTCGGGCGGGCGCGGTCAGGCTGGCAAAGCGTACGTTATCAACCCGAAAGCTGGCCCAGAAGTATTTGTGCCAGACTCGGCTGGAACTTTCACGCCTAACATTGACGAGCAGATGGGCGGTGGCGGTGTCAATCTAAGCCTGACCATTGACGCACGGGACGCTGGCGCAGAGGCGCGTATTAAAGACATGATTATGCGCGAGATGGTGCCGCAAATTATCAGCGCGGCAAAGTCCGACACACTTAACACACTACGTAGACCGAGGTTCGCATAATGGCATTGGTAAACTTTGACCAAAGCGTTATATCAAACGCCACCATTCGACTTCTGCGGGGCGATGTTGCAACAGAGCTACTAAGTGGCGGGGAAGTTGTTACAAGCTTTCAGAAGGCTCGCTGGGCGGTTTCTTTCAACGTAATTACGCTGACCAAAGAAAGCAGGGGCGCAGTCGTTGGTGCGATGACTAGATTATCCAGTTTAGCTAAGTTGTAACTGGTGGCGGTCAGCTTGGCACGTCACTTATTGTTGCTTGCGCTCCAAATACAACTATCTTAAAAGCTGGTGAGTGGTTCACAACAAATGGCGAACTAAAGCAAGTTGTTGAGGATTGCACCAGCAACGGAAGTGGTATCGCAACGATTCAATTTGAGCCGGCATTGAGAGCATCGCCACCAAACAGCCAGATTGTGAATCAGAAAACGCCTAAGATTAAGCTAAGGCTAACAAATCCAGAAGCGGCTTGGGCTATTTCGCAAGGTGGATTTACTGCGGTTCAATTCGATTGCTTGGAGTATTTAAGTGGCTGATTTAACCAATGACATGCAAGACGCGGT